GCTACCGCTAGCGTGATCCCGTCTACGGCATACGCAAAACAGGTCCGCACATCCGTCCCACTGTCGTGTGCCAACCGGGTGCTGGTAATGAAGTTGAACCCCATGAAGGTATTCAACTCGCCTTGTACCAACGCCTTGACGGTGTTGAAATCGCTACTGGTGATGTTGGTGCTTTCCAAGAGGTCTTGGAGCTGCTTTGGCCCAATTACCATCACACGCGGAATCGACGGGTCTACATCATTGTTATCCATGATGTATTTGGCTTCGCGCAGCTTGCCAATCGTCATCCCTTCGTTGGAACCTGAGAGGTTGACCGCTACTTTCTGTCCTGCAGGCAGCGCGGTGGTGGTCCCTCCGGTTTCGCCAGTTTTCGCATCGCCGGTGGCAGCTGTTATGATTACATCATCCATGCTGCGACCAATCGCAAAAGCCTGGGCCTGTGCGTAGGAACTGGTGGGATCTACGATCATCCGTAGCTTGTCCTGGTCATCAATCAGATCGGCGACTTCGTAGTCGGCGAGGGTGACCATTCTGCGGCTGTGGGGGGTATCGTTCAGTAGGGTGTCGGCAGCTCTGGTGGTTCGCACGCTGGCGGACTGGCTACCAATCTGGTCAAAGAAGGCTTGTTTGCCGCGAACGGCTTCAACACGCACTAGACCGCGCAGGCGTGAGCCTTTTTGCTGGCTCAAGTGCTGTAAGTTGGCGCTGTACTGTTGTACGAACGCCGTCGTAATTTGCGATGACATTAGTCACTCCAATTTCGGCGTTCCCATGCCTGAAATCAGAGTTGTCCCGCTAAGGGGGCTCTATGGTAGGTGCGTGATTACGGGTCTGAACGATTGTCCGAACCGCAGCCTCGCATGGGGGATTGTGCCTAGCGTTTACGGCTAGGCGGTGGTTTCTGTCCGGTCTGTGCCGGTTCTAGGTCTGATATAACCCACAGATAATAGGTGGTTGCAAGTGGGATCGGATCACTGACATCAACCGGTGTCCCGTTTTCTACTGCGAGCCGCAGACACTCCATGCGCAGCTCACGCTTCTCTTCTAAGGTCATGTTAGCAGTTCCCGCAGGCGCAGGGCCTCCTGAACATACCTGTCGTGGTCCCGGTGCATCCCGTCCCAGTAGGGCGAATCTGGGGCCATCAACTCACTGAGGCGACCTTCAATATCCACACGGCCACCGTTGCCGCTGGTGCCTACATCGTTTTGCAGCAAGCCATCTTCTGCCATCAACTGGCCTACTTTGTTCATTAGTTTCACTAGCCCTGGGTGGTTGCCAATGCCTGTCTCTTCCACCAGCTTCAGGGTTTCGGCATCCGCCAATTGCAGGAAGGCACGGCGGGCTACATCGGTGTTGGCGGCATAATCGCGCCCCCATTCCTTCTGTAATTCCTGAACGTAGTTCTGTTGCTGGTATTGCCAGGCGTCCCGGTCTGCAGCGGTGTTGGACTCCTGGTTCTTGGTGTACCAGTCATAGAGCTGACGGGCCTGCACCTTGGAGAGCCCCAGCTTATGGGCTTCCTGCAGATACTGGCTGGTTACCTCATCCTGAGCATTGATCTCGTAGCCACTGACGTCATTGGGGCGGCCCAGGCGCTCATACACCTCAGACCAGCCGGTGTCATCTGGACTGGAGGGCAGACGCACCAACTGATCCGGGGGAACGCCCAGGCGCTTAACTAGATGTACATAACTCTTCGCTAGCTTGCCGACATCATCAAAACTGCGCAGGCTGGGTTCATTTGCCAAATCTTCGGGCAGACTGGTGGGATCGAACGCCAGGCTGTTGACGCTGGAGCCTTCGGGCGCTAGCCCTGCTTGGCTAGGTTCTATTGGTGCTTCAGATGGCTGCGACGCTGTCGCCTCTTGGGTCGTAGTCTCCATAAGGGCTGTCTAAAAGGTTGGTAAGACGCTCCAGGTCAGTATTTAAGTAGCGTAGTAGGTCAACCACTACACTGCGCCGCCCATCGTTGTAGGCGGTGGAATACGCATCCCCTGGAACATGACAGGGATCAAAAATCCCATGCCGTTGACAAAGATCCGCTAGCACACGCTCTCCATGAACGCTTTGAAAGACCGTGCGGTAGTCCGCTAGACGCCGCTTTTCCTTTTCGCTCAGTCTCATTGTCGCTGTGCCCGTGCTTCGTTCAGATAGGCCACCGACTCATTGCGGCGGCTCTGGCTGATGAGGTTTTGTTGTTCGGCAATCGCGTTGGCTTGTACCAGTTCCTGCTGTTGGGCCTGCTGCTCTTCTGCTGCCCGCTGTTCAGCTTCCAGCTCTTCGCCAGACTTGAATACGCTGGGGCTGACCTTCAGTATCTCTGCCGCCAACTCCGCTACCCGCCCTGTCTGGAATCGCTGAATGACCGTGGGGTCGAGTTGCGCAAAGGGCACCAAAAACTGAATCAACTGACTGATGGAAGCCAACTCGCCTGAGCGCATCGCAATCGCCACCGGGTTGGAATACGCCACCTTGAAGTCAGCATCGAGCAGCACCTGTGGTGGCGGTGGGAGCATCCCAGAGCGCAGCATCACACTAAGGGTGCGGATCACCAAGGGGCCTAGCATTTCGGCTTCCTGACGCGCCACAATCGGGCCTAGAATTGAAAGTCGGTCACGTTGTCGTGCCGCAATCTCTGTTGCGCTGAAGCGCAGTACATCCCCATCGGCTGCCGTGGGGCCTGGTAACTCCAACAAGTCTAAAAAAAAGGTGCGGTCAATCGCTGCGCGTACCTGCCCAATCTTTGCTTCATTCAGGTCTACCCGTCCGCCAGTCTGCAAAGGCGCAATCCGGTCCTGTGGTCCCAAGCCTGCGCGGTAGTAGTTCAGTCCACCAGGGGTAGTTCTGATTGGTGACAGGAAGCCATCGTCCGGTACTAAGAGCGGTGGATCAACTACCTTCTGCAGGGCAATCAAACCAACGCGCTCCATCTCGTTAATCATCCGCACATCGGGCAGCGCTTCTACGCCGGGGCCTCGCCCATAGACTTCCATCGAATTCTTTTGCCAGCGACTGACAATGTAGGGCATCTCATCAAAGCCGCCCTCCTGCACCACCTTGCGCGATTCCGGGTGGATGTAGATTGACAGGAAAGGCTTCTGCTTGGATGTCTTGCCCGGTGCGTTCACACGCGGGCGAACCACATGCAATAGTTCAAAGCGCTGGAACGGCTCCTTGTCGGCAGCCTTGATGATCTCATCGGGGAGCTTGTTGCCAAACTGGCGGTAGAGGCTTCTGGCGGTGTCATCGAAGCGCCGGTAGACGCTGTCCACCATGCCCGTCTTGTTTTCTGCGATGTAGGTGTGGCCCAGAAAGTACGACTTGAACACAGGCCCCATGCCCGGTTCCTGCGTCACATACATGCAGCCCGTCCCAAAGGCCAACAGGTCCAGGTAGAACTCATGGGCGCTTTGGTGAAAGCCACTGCGGGGAGCATTGAAGATCCCGTTGCAGCGGCGGGTAGCGTCTTCCAACCAGAGCTGCACCTGCCGGTTTTTCATTAACTCGCGGTCTTCGGTTTCCAGGGCAAACCAGGGGACGGTAGAACTGGTCAGCGTGTTGTGCAACCCGGAGGCTGCGCGGACCAAGGCCCGGACGGCAGAACTTTCGTAGATCCGGTCACGCCGCTGCTCCCCCGGTGCGCGGTAGCGGTTCGTGAAATCAGCACGCCTTGGGATCATCAACTCGGCAATGTCCTGCCACATGTTTTCCCAGTTGCCGCGCTCTCCCTTGAGCGCTTCGTATTCCTGCACCAAAGTGCTGGCTAACTCGCTCATATGGCATACCTGCGGCGGCTGGTTGTGTCTCCTGCACCGCCTAGAATGGTCTTTTCACGGCCATAGCGGTTGGTCAGCAGGCGGCGGATGCGGCGTAGACGCTCCTCTTCAGACATCTGAGAACCTTTGGCCGTCCCCGTTTCTATGTCACTGTAGACCTTGTCATCGCCTAGATTGGGGGCGTTGGCATCTAGTTGCGCACCACCACCACCACCACCACTACTACCGCTGCCTGCAGAACCGTAAGGGCTTAACGCGGAAAGGGTGGCAGGGATGCCTTCTAGCGCCTTACCTGTTTCCAAAAGCGTTGTGCCCACAAGCTCATTGGCGTTGTCCAATAACTCGTTGAAGTCACGGGCGTAGTCGATCTTGGTCAAATCCATGACTGGCTTTGCTACAGAAAGCCCAATCTGTGCGGCAGTTTCAACGGTCTTGATCGGTAC